AACACTACTATTTCATTTGAACTGGAAAACTCACCTTCCCTAACTACCAATTCATTTAACCTAAGCACACCTAATTTCTTCTCACGGCCGTCTTTATCCTGATTAAGACCAAACATAGCTGTAACATGAGAATATTTACGCTTATCCTCACTAAAGTTGGATAGCTTTAACAAGTCAGTATCATAGCTGTCTGCATCTGACTGTGTGGCTGTTATTACCAAAGCATGTTTTTCTTGGGATAGTCCTCTTAGGTTTTTCCAAATGTAATCCTGCTTGTGCCTAAATTCTTTAACTGGAGCAGTAAGCAAATCAGCATAATCCACCAAAATAACATCTGGTACAAAATTATCATACTGCTCCCACAATTTAAGACAATTCCTAATCTCATCTACAGATAACGTATCAGCAGCATAGGTAGCCAATTTGAAACGCTGTTTATATTTGTCAAAAAATCGCTTTAGATACCTCTTGGCATCTTCAGCAGTAAGTGGCATTTTCTCCTTTTCCTTTACATACCAAATGCTTCCCTTAAATCTGCTGCAGGCCTTACAAGGAATATAGTCTGGATTATCCTCAACTGCTTTTATTAACGTATCATAGTCTATATGTGCATACAAATCATCTGGTGTAAAGTTCCTTAAAACACCAAAATCACAAGTCCTATCCTCGTGATTACATAAATTCAACTGGTTATACACACAATCTACTACTGGTCTATATCCTTCTTTGCAATATTTAGGATTATCTGATCGTTCAGCTAAATATATACAAATCCTCTTCAACTGCTGGGTTTCAGTCATATCACCAGCTTGGAAAAAAGCCACATTGCATTTCTGCATAATCGCTCGCATGGCTAGTTCCAATAACCAAGCTGTCTTGCCTCGTTTTTCTGGCCCCATAAAACCTACAAATCCACCTCTAATTAAATGGTCATTGAGCATATCACCTAAATCATCTGGATATGAAATAAGTCGCTCAAGTTCTTTGTTAAATGCTATTTCAACTCGTTCTAAAGCCTCATCACTCGATAGTTCAAGACCAACATTAAGCTCATCCAATACGGTCGGTCTATAGTTCTGGGCTAACTCCTCAGCTTCATCGGCCCTACCCTGATCTATCAATTCCTGTATTTGCTTGGTATACAACCTTAATTCCTGTGCCTTGAAGTAAGATAGTGTTTGGTCATATAGATATCCAGAATTGAATTTATCTAAATGCTCATTCTCCTTAGCTAAACTGGGCAGTAAAATGTCATTAAATAGTTCAGCCACATCTTCTGGTATTTTATTATTGTTAACCTTATCACAAAATATATCGTCTATGTCATTCTGTGGTGCTTTACCATATTTGTCAAAGTACTCAATGCACCAAGTAGATAGAATTCTGGCAGCTTCCGATGTAAAGAATTGTGGGTTCCATAACTTTCTAATCCTAGATAAATAATCCGTTGAAACTATCATGCCAATAATTATTCTGCGCTCTATGTGTTTATCCGTCTTAACTTCTGAAATCATTTTATGGCCTCCAAATACAGTCTAGTCTCGTCTTGCTTTCCCCGAATTATCCACCCATACATGGCATCTTTTACATAAGACACGAGCACTTTTCAACGGTTGCTGTGGCCCTAAATCGGAACCACACTTTTGACATATTATTCTGCCAACCTCTTCTTCATCCTCATCAAACTTTTTTCTTCTAGGCATAGTTTGCAAGCCTCCTAATGGACGTATTTGCCTGAAAGGCTGTCTATATCCAAATGACGCTTAGCCTCAATTGGCCTAAACTTCTTGAATAACGGACAATTTATGTCCATGGTTTTGGCTGAAATGTCCGTTATCCACTTGTTTTCACCAAGCCATTGGACATACCTGCTAACCATAACCAATGGAGCAGGCAAGACTTTACGGACATCGTGCGGTATCTTTTCCTGGCAGGCTCTAATGTCCTTGTACATCTGTATCAAATTGGAAGCCAGCTTACTCTCCTCAGAAGGTGTCTTATGGGTTAACAGCTTAAGTGCTGGTGTAAAGCAATCCCGCATAAATATGTTGTAAAAATCATCTTTGCCAAACACCTCTTGAATCATACGAATGTATGCATCCTTAGACCTGTTGATACTGGCCCTTCTGTCAGCCACAATGAGGAACCTGCTATATGGCCCACTTTTGCCATAGTTGTTAAACAATGTGGAAGCCAAGGATAGTTTGGTGCCCTCTGGAACCTCACTGACTACAGCCTCCAAGACTTCATAAATTTCCTCTTTCGTCCAACGCTTACGCAGCAACGATGGGTCAATGTTGTACTTTCGCATGAAGTCAAGCAACCACTGGGTTGGCTCACCATTACGCTTGACTTGCATTGGCCGACCGCACAACATATTGTCCAAGATGACGTAGGCCTTGGCGTACACCTTGGAACCCTCTCTGTGTTTTTGTGTATTGTATAATGTATTCCAGAAGGCGAAAATCAATTGGATTTCATTGTTTGGTGCATGCCTTTTTAACAAATCCTTTTCAACACAGGCCAAAACTTTGTCAGCAAACAATTTTTTGGTAGATGTAGTTTCAAATAATTTTGGGAGATGCCCATTCTCCTGTAAGGAGTTATGGCTGATCCCATTATTACCTTTATTGTTCAAAACTGGCCCATTCTCCTGTAAGGAGTTATGGCAGACTAGGTCAGTTTTATTTATACTGGAGAAATTGTTATTGTTAGATATTAACCTATTCTCCTGTAAGGAGTTATGGTGTGTATCTTTAATGGCACAACATACTAATTCTGGAGTAGTGTAAGTTTCTCCAGTAAAATTAATATTAGATAAACTTTCCTGTTGCATAGATGAAACCTCTCCAGAGGTTTCATCGCCTGCAACTATGTATTTATCTTTAGATAAATACTTAGTATATTTAATATTACTAATACTATTACTTATATTAGTAATACTATTAGTATCTTTAATATTAGTATTATATATATTATTATATATAGTATTATAGTTTGTGTGCATTTTTGTTCCACCTAGGGTAGAACATTTTTTATATACCCCCCACTCCTCCAACAATTTAATTATGGAAATTTCTGTGTCTGATTTGTATGCATTCTTAACTAAGTTCTTTATTTCACCATAATATTTTTTTGCTAATTCATCACCATCTTTAGCACTTTCATATATTTCACCAACACTATACCAAACATCTGGAATTTCAAATACTATTTGCCTAATTTGGCTAAACCCACCACCCAATTTGCTGATTAGTATATCCTCCCTATGCATTAGGAAACCAAGCCAGGCTGCTTTCTTGATAGTGGCTGAAACATATCTGGTAGAACAACCGTGCCTGTCTGCCAAATCAGCATTGGTTAAATTACAGTATAAGTTCTGTCTTGATATTTGAACTATGTCCTGTATAATTTCCTGTTGCTTCTGGGATAATACTGGAATGGCCCTGATTGCTGTTTGCATCTGCACATAGCTTTCTTCCATAACACTACCTCCTTTCGATTGGTCAAGTATAACATATTTATTAAAATTTGTCAAGCATATACTTTTCTTCCCTTACACTATATAAAGAGAAAAAAATACACGTTGGAGGAGAATCAATTCATTAGACTTTACTAATGTATCTATACTTAATATATTAGGTTTTACTAATGTATTTTCTTGTAGCCTTATGCCCACTCACTTTTTACTGATCTTTACTTAGCATTGATTAATTAGATTTTCCTAATATATTTCTTACCAATTCATTAGCTTTTTCTTGACTTAAATCTGCGGGATCATCTCCACCAATATGTACTCTTTCTGCTTCCAGTCCATACATGTTTAATTCACTTACTAATTTTTCACCAGCTTCCAACCCAGCTTTATCGTCATCATATAATACATATATTTTCTTGAACAGCATGGTCATTAGTTTAAGTTGTTTTCTTGAATAGTTTACACCAAATGTGGCAAAGGCACATGGGCCTAATCTCCAAACATCTGTGACTCCCTCTACACAAATGCCAATATCACTCCAATATTCTGGATTGCCATATAATATGTCCTTAGGATTGATAATCTCCATGCTTTTAGGGCAGAATAAATAACGTATTTCATTCTTAGGATTAATGCTTCTGCCTTGGTATGAAACCAGTTCACCATTCCAGTAAATTGGTATAAATATCCTATTACTAAACTTTAGTTCATTTAGCATTGATGTTGGCCCAGCAGCTTGTAAACCCCATTCCTTAACTAGTTTACCAGGATCAAAATTACGTTTTACCAAATACTTATAGTGATATGGACTGTGTTCTAAAGTTAACGGATGTAGGTCTGTTGGTAATTTAAATGGTTCTTTATCCTCTTCTTCTTTAGTTATTACTTCATCTAGTAATATGGATGTGGTGTACTTTTTTATTATGTCTCTGGCTTGTTTGATGGAAATATTAAGCAACTTGGCTATTACAGCATCTGCCTTCTTATAGCCACATCTCCAACAGTACCAATAGCTGTATTTAATATTTAGTCCTAAATGCAGCCCTGGATTGCCAGTACAAAATGGGCATGGCATGTTGGCCCAACCAGGTCTACAATGCTTATGCCCACTAGTTTGATATGGAATGTTATAATCGTGTAATAATTGTATAAAATCTACTCTCATAGTCCATCATTATCTAACATCTTCTTTATTTCTCTAAATGCACGACGTATTTTCCAATCTGTTATATTATATTTTTTTAGACATTTTTTTATGTTTCCTTTTGTTTTTTTAGGCGTATAAGGAATGTATAATTTATCTGTGTTATTAAAGATTAAATAACACACAAATTGAGCTTCTTTGCTCAAACTGTTTATATTTTCATAGAATATTACAATATCCTCTGGAGTGGTTGTTGTAATTAATCTATCTCTTATCATAGGATTTAATCAACTCAGACAATAGACTTTCTGGAGTTGTCTTTTTACCATCCAACACAGTATCTAATATTTTCCTCTTTGAGTCTAACATTTTGGCTATCTTCTCCTCTATAGTATCTACTCCTAATAGGTAATAGATATTTACGGTGTCCTTTTGTCCTATCCTATGACACCTGTCCTCAGCCTGCTCTAAGATGGCAGGAGACCAAGGTAATTCTATAAAGACAACATTGGATGCT